CACGCTGCTGGTGCGCCTACACCGGACCGTTGGGCCTTCATGCTCACTTTCGGCGTACGTACTCGTGACAGCACTACTCTGGGACTTACCTCAGGTCAGGTTTCGTCGCGCGCTCGGTTAAGAAAAGGATATTGGGTTCCAAGAACCCTTTGGTGCCTTGTAACGAGGCACCGAGACCGTTTTAAACGGTCCCTCGTCTACCACATTGAGTCGGCGGACGACATCATACGATGTTGCATATGATGTAGGGAATGGCGGGGGCGCCATCCTCTTCATCTCACGAGCATAACGTGAGATGTGCCTTATTCGATGGTACATCGATTCAGGCTCTACTATCTTAAGCGTGCCTTCAGCACAATCGATAGTAGCTAAGGCCCCTTGAAGGGACCCTAAAACTGATTGAAAGTGTTCAGTCAGTTCTGGTCTGCCATGGACAGACCATCTAACCAAACAGGTCTGTTTGGTTATAGATCGTAAGAGACCACCGGTTTGAGCCGGGATCTCTGGTACGATCGGGAATCCGTTATGGAGTCCCCTGATAATGGAAGCCGTACCATTATCAGTAAGGCGATCGAGCTGTTTAGGACAGCAATCGCCTCCACCCGCTTGCATAGGAGCATACGGGTTCACCTTATGTTTTTTACATAGGTGGATGAACTTGTGGTTATAACACTTGTCCATCTGGTATAACAACTTAGTTGATACACCACGTGACACGGCAAGACGCCAGGTGTCAGACGTTAGAGGTATACCTCTAACGTAAGACCTTAAAGGAAAGGTCCCAAGTCTATGAAGTGTATCCTTTCGACGGATATAGTCCACTTCACAGAATGTTCCGTACTGTAACGAACGGAACGATTTCTTAGTGTTTACTAAGAAACCTATTTCGAGCATTTTCGAAATATACTCCTCAATTTGCTGAGGAGTCCAATAGGCGATGATATCATCACCTTTGATCAGAAAGTTGTGGCGAGGGTCAACCTCACCGGCGATCTGATAATGGCATATACTGAGTATAGGCCATGACGGGGGAAGGCCCATAGAGGTCCCCCGGAGACACGGTTCACCATCGACCGTGTCAACATAGACGGTTTTCTCGTCTACGTTAAGGGCTTTACAAACCCTTGAGATTACTTCGCGAGAGAGGTAATCTGTGGCGGCTGACAAGTCGCCGGAAAATACGACCGCGCCCTTACGAGCGCCGGGGAAACGTATTTCCACAAGGTCGGGGTCTTTAATCCCGGCACTTGTAACCAAGTGTCCAAACTTGGTTAATAGGGAAAATAAAGGTTCCCTATAGCTGTGACCTAAGGCCACAAGATCCTCATCAGATTTGGTGAGGATTCGGGATTTGCATCCCAATTCGGCAAGGGCAACAACCTTACCGTCCCTAGTTTTAACATTAGGGGTAACCGCGAAAGAAACGCGGCTAGGAACTCTCATGGGATTAGCACGAAAGTTCGGATGGATAACAAAATCCACCCCGGTGAGTCGTGAACCACGACCACCTTCCCTCCTACTATGTTGATAGGAGGCAGAACAACCTTGGTAATGCCTAAAGGTTGTCGCAGTGGGCTTGATCGCCCACTTACTCAAGCCATCAAAACGCTTGAGAACAGCTTCGGGGCAAGCCGGAGCCGGAGTTGAAACACGCAGTTTAAACTCAGTAATCTCATTTTTGAGAGTACAAGCACAGGGTGGTGGTAAAGCCCGTGCTACCTTAAGATATTGGAATATCTTAATGGGTCTCCTCATATAATAAGGAGATATAAAGCCCAGTGATGAGCTTTTCTTTCCGTTGTAAACGGACTGGCGTGTTGAACTACAACACGCTTTAAATTGTTTGAGAAAACAATCACCGCGAAGATTAAATTCGCGTTCTTTCCTGCGAAGGAAAGACTCTACGGTCTTTGACCGTGTAGCTCTCCGCCCAAAGACGGCGGAGATAGCGCAGAGCAAAGCTCTGCGAAGATCCTTGGATCGAGCGGCGCGATGGGTACATGTGCCCAACGCTTCAACGTTCCGATCGAAATTGTCACAAGACATC